ATGCACCATCCACGCCTTTTCGGACAAAACGTTCGGAGGCGAGGAGGTGCACACCGAGGTGATTAAGTACATTAAGGTTGAAGGATATAGCAAGTTGGTAGTCAATCGACTGGCCCCAACTCCACCCACCCTGGCACTGCAGTCAGCAGCAGAGGCAGCTGTGCTTGCCAGGAAATCGGCAACCCTTGACATCCGAGCGAATCAGCTTAGAACCATTATAAGCACGCTCGCACGAACGTATTCCGTGACACCAGAAATGGCCACTAGCGCCGTTATGAATGCCGTAGGAACTGAACAAGGAATAACCAGAAGGATTAATAATAAGCTTATTCGCACATATCCCAACTATCTTGTAGGGCGTGTTTTCGAGTATAGTTTAAACTGCGTCCCCAGTTTCACATTGAAGCGCTTGGTGAAATGCGTGGGGGCTTATGCGTCATTACTCCTCCTGGTAGCGGGATATACCTGCTTGAGTCAGCTCGAACTGCAGCAACCTGTTTGCCTAAAGGCGATGAAGCTCTTATCGACCCCAAGCATAAGATCAGCAGTCGAATTGAGTCATGCGATTGTCCTACAAACCCGCAACTTGGGTGTAGCCTCCTTGGTATCAGTTTTGGCATTTGCAACTGTGTTTCAAAATGCTGTAGTACAGTGCATAATGGCTTGGTCACACGGCATCTTAAGCGTCAACCAGAGCAACATACCCCCATACGGTTCAGGGGGGCTAGTTGGTTTAACACGTTCAGTGCTGTCTACACTGACATCAAGGTAAACGAGGAGGACTGGATTAGCAGTTGTTTACCAGCCAAACGAGATAAACTCACACGTGCACTAGAAGAGGAACTTCTACCTGACGGTAGCGAAGTTAGTGTACGAGTGAAGCTCTTCCCGAAGAGGGAGGCGTGCGAGGGCACTTACAAACCGGAAACCGAGAGCTGTCTGGATAAGGCCCGTATCATTCAGGGCTATTATCTCACAGTTGCCGGATCGGTCTGGGGCGCTAGCTATGCAGCATATCAGAAAACGATATGCCAAGTAGTTAGTCATGAACCCCTAAAGCTCAAGCACACCTACCACTGCAGGATAGGCTGTGGAATGAACATGACGGACATCGCTGATTGGATGTTTGATGCGTTGCAACGACCTGGAACCAAAACTTTCTATGAAAGAGATGGTAAGTCATGGGATGCAACGATGAATGAAGATCATCTCAATCTGGCAAATGAAGCTATGGAAGAAATGGATCCTAACTTAGCTGCATTTAATCGCCAATGTTACCGTGCACATGGCAAGTACATGCATGGTAATTCCTTTGTCCGGTTCAGTTCCAGAACAACTCGCAAGTCAGGACACTACGACACTTCATCAGGTAATAGTTACATTAATTTAATAATAATCATAAATGCACTAGAGGAGTTAGGTGGTTTCGACTCCTGTGACATCATTGTCATGGGCGACGACATGCTGGCAATACTACATGGGGCCACTTCAGATGTATCCAGGTTGTCAACCATTGAGGAAGGATATGGCATTATACCAAAAGCTAGAGTTTTCACTTGTGTATACGACGTCACATTTGTCCACGGACAGTGGTATCCAACACATGATGAAAAACTCGCCTTTGGGCCTTTTATATCCCGTACCTTGGTTAAACTATTGTGGACAATCCGCCCCATTATCCCAAAGGAGGAAGCAGCATGGGTTAACACTGTGTGCGACTCTTTCGTACCTTTTTTCCACGATTGTCCGATTCTTGGCATATTCCTGCGTAAGCAAATTGCCTCCGGTAATCGCGTTATTAACCTCAGGGAGAAAGTGGATTTTATGCGAAAGAACGATCACAGGGTCACGAAAATCGACTGGGAGAAATATTTCATGCTAAAGTTTGGTGTAAGCCGTCAAGATTGCCTCGAAGTTGAAGAGATAATCAAGAAGGTTAAATTGCACCAGCCTATAGTAATTATTGATCCACTAGTAGACTACATGTACTCAGTCGAAAATTGTGACATAAGTGACCGACCACCCGTATCGTATAGTTACAGAATCTGATTAATTACTAACTATGGTACGACCCAACACCCCTTCACAGAAACGCCAGGTACGTTATGAAGTCAAGCATGAAAAGGAACTGGAACAACGAGCGGAGAGGAGGGTAGCTCGCAGAGACCGCGAGCTTGACGCCGCAAATCGTCAGGCACGCAGGCCTCGGGCTAATCCCCCTCAAAGACCCCTCCGGGAGGCAGTGGTTACACAAGCAATCCGCACGATCAACCGCGCACCGAAGCTCACCAGCTCTGCGAATTCGTGCCGCGTTGTGCACCGTGAAATGTTTCATACTGTCATAGGGCTGGGCACGTCAACTGGGTTCAATGTTCGTCAACCGATTAATCCCGGTAACGAAGCAATGTTTCCCTGGTTATCACGCGTCGCCCAGAACTATGAGTCATATCTCTTCAAGAGATTGAGGTTTGAATTCATCACCACTGCACCCACAACTGTTTCAGGTAGTGTTACAATGGCCGTAGACTACGATCCAACTGACCCCGCCCCTAACGATGCTAATGCTGTGCGTGCTCTGAATGCGTTCATTGGTGCTGAAACAGCCCCAATTTACACACCAAAGATCACAATCAACTGCCGACCTGCCAATCTACATAAGAGAAAGTCTTATTTTGTATCCAATACCCCTGGACCCGACATCGCTGCCGGACCACAACCAGTATCGGTGCAGATTGGAAGCAGAGATCGTTCATCGGACACAGGACAGTTCATCAGTGCCGTTGTTGGCCCTGAGGAGCCCGTAGGACTGCTGTTTGTGGAGTATGATGTTGACTTACTGACACCTCACTACGCCCGAACAACAGGTGACGCCATCACACTTGACATCCCTTATCCTGATGCTAGTTCCCCACCTGGACCCCAGATAACAACACCCAATCACATGGCGGACTCCACCATAATCTACAATCAAGCCGAGGAACCTGGTTTCCCATGGGTTGATTACGGAGACCTTGGTGTTTCGTCAGTATTGAGTGGTAAGTGGGCGGATAAGAGTAATTCAGATAACACTAATTTCCAATCCGATGGCATGTCATTCGGCTATGGAACTGCATCCTCCCAAAGTGCGTCAGGCAATCCTGAACGCTTCATTCAGTTCGCACAACCCGGATTTTACATGCTACGGTCTAAGACTTTAACGTTTCCAGCAACAACAACAACTTCAGATGATGCCCTCTCTGTTCCAATGCTCGTCAATTATGATGACAATGACAATCAGAACTACACCCTAAAGGATTCAGTGGGTGCCAGTTTTCTTGGTAATACCACGATAAATGGCAACACAATGGCACAAGTGGGTAGCACCATGACAATTGCCGTTGAACACCCCCTGTCACGTATGTTCCTCCGTCAAGTGACAAAGTACAATCGAGTGGTAGCTCCAACTGCCACACATTTTACTTATGGAGTAGAGTGGTCCTTAGTAAGGATCGGTGGGTTATCATCTCCCTTGGCAGCGGCAATAGCGACTGTTGGTACTTATGGCTTGCTTCAAATTCCGTATTTGATTCAGGCCCTACGCCGACAGGCAGCACCAACCCCATCACCACTGATGCGGCACATTGCCCTCATCCACACCTACCCTAAGATTATGCCAACCTCTGATCAGAAGGAGCCCGCACTGTGCGAGCCTTCTTCGTTTGAATCATATGTTAATGACATTGAGGAGGTGCCACGTAAGCTGCTGTTGTTAGGCGAAACACGTGTTCGGAAAATACCAAAGACTGTTCTGTAACAACTCTCTACCTGTAATCGATGGCGAACGGGCCTGTAGGGTATGGCAAATGTAAGTCCACCCTACACAACCTTGACCCGCCATCTTGGGTCATTATTTGTACTCTCTATCTCCTCCCATCTGACGTCTCCCTGGTAAACTACACTGGCTGGGATGAATGACTCTCCGGGTATATGGCAATTGTAAGTCCATTCCGGCCAGCTTTCATCCCAACCTTAATTGGATAAAGCCGGACGCCCAGTAGTAGTATCAAGCTCTGCTGAGTAGTAGTACAGAAGCACACCAGACACGTCATTACATGGGTGATCTCATACCTTGGTTTCCAAGCTCAGGCTAACACACACCTTGTGTGTGGAGTTTAGTCGTGCATCGTCCACCAAAGTACCATCAGCCCTTACCATTGAGTTTACTCAATACTCCCTCACGGAACGATGACGCCGTAGCTAGGTCATTTACCTCTCCACTTTTCTCCTCCGACCCTCTCGTTTGGAACACTAACGCCATTCACCATGGTATGAACATGGAAACTAGGTTAGTCCTCTCACAGGGTTGGGTCCCAGGGTCAGCATAGGTGTGGAGCGCGGGGATAAACTCCCTCACTCCTAGTCACTATTCGGCACGCACATCGCGAGGCTGGAGGTGGCGTAACGACAATGCCGAACGGGGCCACACCTGCACCACTGGTGCCTTATGTAAAGGGGAACCGATCACCCCCTGCATTCACTCCCAACGGGTTCGTGTACTGATCATGCACGTCTTTCAGAAGAATGCTTCAGGATTTACGTT